GAAGGCCGGTCATGATGACCACACCAGACGTAGTGAGCGTGGAAACGGAAGTGTTCGGACCAAGCGTAGCGGTCACGGTGACAGCGCCAGTGGTAGCGTTTTTGGAGATGGTTTGGAAGCCGCCTTCAGAACGAACCGGCCCGGTGAAAGAGGTGTTTGCCATGATGATTCCTCACATGCGATTGGGGCGCTGCTGTCTGCATGTCGTCAGGCCGGGACCTGTCAGAAGCGCCGGATAACCCCGGTTTGTGTGTTTGTATCACGCGATTTGCGGGGTGTCAACATATTTGAACACCCACCCCTTCAGCGGACCACGAGAGATCGGTGTGCCCGCTTTTAGCGCCCTGTTCACCGTCGGCGGTGTGAGGACCAGCGACTCGCGCAGCGCCTGGATACTGGGAAATGTCTCCGTGTTGCCCTTGGCGTCCCATACCTGCACGGCCCGGCTGACCTTGGCCCCGTGGTCAGGCCGTTTCTTGCCGTACCAGTAGTTGCCCTCCCCAGTCAGGGCGGCGCTGATCTTGGCGCGGACTTCGGCAGACTTGGGCTTGCCGATCCAGTGCTGGCGGATTTTTTCTATATCTTCCGGCTTGTGTTTGCGGCCCGTGGATGCGGAAGTAATTATGGCCAACGCCTCTGGCGTATGCCTGTACCCCCAAGTCGGACTCGCCTCACCCCCTACGCCAAGCATTGGCGCGGTGGCGTCCACACCAATGTTATAGCAGTACTCCTTGCCTACATGCTCCTTGAGCCACACGTTCTCAGCGGCCAATAAATCGGCGTCAGGCGCCAACTCTTCGACCACCACGAAGACAAAGGCTTGCTCACCGTATTTTTGCCAAGCCGCCTGGAGGTGGCGGTTGCTGTGTTTGCCGTTGCGCAGTTCCGAAAAGTGTCGGGTCTTGCGCCGTTTAAGGTCCACCGCGCTGCCCACGTAGAACTTGTTGTTGACGACGTTGATGATTTTGTAGATGCCTCTGGCCATGACGAGCTCCTTTGAGGGCATTGTACCTTAAACTTAACAAGTAACACAAGCACCAAAAGAAAAGGGGGCCGAAGCCCCCTTTTTAGAGTACTTTACGTACTAGGTTCAGTTAGAACCGGCAGAGCCCCAAATTCCGAGCGGATCGCTCCATCCGAAGCTATAACGCTCGCGGGCCTTGTAGCGGACGTTGCCAGTATCAAAATCACCGTCCATTGAATTAGACAGAGGCATACGCTCGAAGTGCTTCAGACCGTTGGGCACGTCCGTGGTCAGGAACCAGGCGTTGGTGTCGGTCAAGAAGTGGTTCACAGTGTAGCCACCGGGGATAGCGCCCATCTGCTTGATAGCGTTGATGTCGTTATCGGCGGTTGCAACGCGCAGCTCGGTGTCGAGCAGACGCTTGGCCGTGAACATCAGAGCGGGCGGGATCACCAGCTTGACGGGCTTGGCAGCGATCAGCAGACCACGTTCATCGGTCCACGCAGCGATCTGAATCACGGCGTTTTCCAGGGCGGTTTCGTTCAGGTCCACACCAGCAGCGGGGCTGTTGTAGTTGACGCCACCGGACACCAGGGGGTGACCCACGCGGGTGCCAGAGCTGTTGTTACCGAACAGCGACACGCCGTCGCCACCGGCGTAAGCACCGTTGAAGCCGTTGTTCAGCACGGAGGCTGCCTTGACTTGCTTGGTGTACGACATGGCGCGAGCCAGGGCCTTGGTGTAACGAGCAGACAGGCTGTCGTACAGGTTGTCTTCGATCGCCTCTTCGGTGATCGAGAAACCCAGGGCGATGGTCTCGTGGGTGTAGCGGGCGGTAAACGCTTCTTGCGCGTTGTCGTACGCGATGGCAGAACCTTCGTTCTTCACCGGTGCGGCGCTGAAGCCAGCCAGCTTGGTTTCTTCTTCAAAACTACGCTCCGATTTCTCGGTCTCGTAGATTTCCTTGTGCTCTTCACCGTAACGTGCATATTCCATGCCGAACAAAGCGTTCAGGCCAGGCAGCAGTTCCTTGAGCAGTTGTGCGCGACTAATTGCCATGGTTTACTCCTTAGACGCCAGTGGTGTTGTTGTAAGTGTGGGTGTTGATCTTGACGATCACTTCCACATACGTGTCGGCGGCCGTAGCAGTCTCAGGCACCACGTCAACGATACGAATCGGGAGGGTGTTCGTAGTTGCAGTGCTGGAAGAGATAGCTTGGGCAGAGTCGCCAGAGGTGGCGTTGCCAGCGTTCAGGATCACGGAGCTGTTGTTACCGACAGCAGTGCGACCAACAGAACCGATGGTGGTGCCAGACGACACAACAGCCACTTTGAACAGGGCACGCGGGTCATCGACCACGTAAGCCACTGCGTTGGTCGAGCCAGCGGGAGCGTATTGCGCCTGCACGGTTTGACCCATGGAGTTGGTGTATTGCACGCCGACACAGACGCCCAGGGTGTTAGCAGCAGAAGTGCCGCTCGACACAACCTGGCAAGTGCCAGCAGAAGTGAGTTCGACCAGATCACCGTCGTACATGGCGGCAGCAGTGACGCCAGCAGAGACAGCGATAGGCACGAGACGAGTAGAGCCCGCATACGGAGTGCCGCCGATACTATTGATCGGCTGGAAACCGTAGGGAGCGCTGACGGTGGGGTATGCCATTTAAAGCTCCTTGTTACTTTGAACCAGAACCAAAACCTGCACCGCGTGTCGTCGAAGACTTTTTCTCCGAGTACAACGGCATGCGCGGGTCGTTGTTTCGCATGAAGTGGTTGTCCACTGAGTCCATCTGGCCCTGAGCTTGGTTGTTGTAGTACTCCTGGCGGGCTCGATACATCTCGACGGGCATCTTGCAGAGCATGAGGCCACCGATCTCGATGTTGCCGCTGGGGTTACCACCAAGCATCATTTCCGGATGGTCTTCTGCCTTCACTGGCACCCAGCCTTCGCGCAGTTTGCGCGAGACGTTCGTCGGATCAGCCTGCCCCAAGATCGCGGTAGCGACCCAGTGGAAGACATAACCCGGCTCAGGTGTCGGATCAGGCAGGTTGCTCGGCGGCACATAGACAGCACGAGCGGTTTTTTCGCGTGAAATCAAGTCACGAGGTGTACGGTTTTGCACTTCAGCCATTTTGTTTCTCCAGTTTAAGAACTTCTGCTACGTATTTCTTCGGATCAAGGTTGTACTTCTTAATCAACGCCGCTTGCGACGGTGTAAGCTGTACTTTCTTGACGCCCGTAGACCGACTGGCAGGAGCCACGACCGAAGAGGGACGCTTGGCTTCAGACCGTTCAGTTTGTTGACCTTGCTCACCGAAAACTTCGGGGAACTTAGCCTTCACGCGACCATCAATCTGGTCGAAATATTCATCAGAGCGGGGGTCAACCCCGGATGCCACTAGTTTCTGGTGCAGCCCTAGAGCAAAGCTGGTAACTTCCTCGAACCCGTCGGCTCCGAACCACTGGTTTTTTGCCTGCCAGCGCAGTGTCTTTTCGTCCGGTCGCACCTGTTGGGGAGGTGTGTAAGCGTTTTGTACCTGAACTTCTTCCTGCTGTAAAGGGGCAGGTTTGAAATTTTTTGCGGCTTGCGATTCCCACTTGGCCTCAGCCAGTGCCTCTTGCGCGGCAATGATGGCGTCGGTGTCAAACGCCTCCTGGGCAGCCTTGAGGTCGCGGCGGGCTTTCTCCAGCTTGGCCTCGGCAGCCTGCTCAGCCATGCTGGCCACGGCCTGGTGGCCGGTCTGCACGTTCTGCTTGAGGCGCTTGTTCTCCTCGGCCATGTACTGGGCAAAGCGCTCCAGCTCCTGCTTCTCACGCAGCAGCGCCTCTTTGGCGCGTCGTTCGTCGTGGCGGGCGTGTGTCAGCTCACTGATGCGCTTTTTCACACCCTCAGAGTAAGACTCGATCTCGTCGTCGGTCGGATCGGCCACCTCTTTGTCGAGGGGCTTGCGGCCACGGTCCTTCTCGGGCGTGTCGTCAACGATCTCAATCTCAACGTCCGCTTCGTCAGCGGCCTGGTTTTTGGCCTCGTCGGCCTGGTTGTCCACCTCGTCGGGGAACTTGAAACTATCTGCCATGTCTTACTCCTTAGATGCGTGAAATGCCACGGGGGTCTTCAACAGTCGCATCCACCATGTCATCGTTGATGAGGCGGAACTCACGACCGTGAATCTTGACGCGCGTGCCAGCGTAGGGCCGCGTGATGATGAAGTCGCCTTCTTTGCAGTACGGGCCAGACGGGAACTTGCTCTCGTCTTTGTACGCATCGGGGCCGAGCTTCATGACAAACAGAACCGGAGAGGAGACCTCTTCAGCTTGCTTGGTAGCGCCGGTTTTAATCAGCGAACTGCCTTCAAAGGTCTCGTCGGTCTCGACAACCGCACAGAGGACCTTCCACCCCTTGGGCTCGGGCAACTGCTTGCCGCGCTCCTCAAGTGGGATGTTCTCGACTTCAGCCTTTTGCAAGGTCGGCGGGGCGAAGACGCCCGGTTCCAAGATGATCTCACTCATCGTTTTTCTCTACTTTCTCTGCAAGGTCTAGCAAGTGACGCTCTGCGATGGCAAGACCTTGAATGACGCCGCAGAGTTTTTGGTAAGCGTCGAACGACTGGCAAGCACCGCCTGCAACGTCATCCGCGTAGTTGTTCATGTCCGTGCGTATTTTGTCGCGCAATACGCGTGCGAAGTCCTGGATCATGTGTTGGGTTTACGTTGGCTGCTCTTTTGGGCCGCAGCTCTGGCCTGCAAGCGCTCTTGCGCTTTGCTCTTTGCGATGTCCACGCCAAGGCGCAGACCTTCGAGTTCGTTTTGTGCACGGTGCTTGGCTTCGCTCTCTTTGATCTGAGCGCCCACGCGCAGTGCCTCCAGCTCCAGCGTACCGCTGACCTTCTTGTCTTCCAGGTCGATCTTGTCGGAAGCAGCGGCGGCCTCGGCCATCATCTTCTTCTCTTTGATCTCCAGCTCTTTGGCCTTGAGCTGAAGCTCCATCATCTGCATCTGCACCAGCGGGTCCTGGGCTTGCTGCTGGGCCTGCGCCTGCGCGGCCTTGGCCTGGTTCTGGAGCATGACCTGTTGAGCGGCCTGGGCCATCATGGTCGAGAGCGACTGCTCGACCTGCGGCGGCAGCTTCTCCTCGTCCGGGGGCAGGGCCATGCCAAGCTGCTGCTCAATGCTCTGACGGTACGCATAGCCAACGTGCTCGGTAACGTGCGCCATGAGCGCGGCCTGGAACTTGGGGAACAGCGGCGATTGGCCGATGACGGCCATGATCGTCGGGTCCTGGAGCATGGACATGTGCACCTGGATGTGCGATGCGTGGTCCTGGTACAGGAACGCCTTGACCGGCTCTTGCTTGAGCAGGAGCTGGTTCTCGGTCACCGGGTCGGTGGGCTTCATGTCCTCGGGCAGCGGCACGAGCTTGTCGGCGTGCTTGATGCCCAGCACCTCCAGCATACCCCTGTGAAGCTGCGGCAGGTCGTAGATGTCGGGAGCCATCTGGGCCATCTGGATGACGGCCTGGTACTGCACGACGCGCTGAGACAGTGTGGCGGCGTTGGGGTCGCTCACCGGGATCACGTCCACCTTGTCGTAGTCGCCCTGCTTGGCACGCGGGGTGCCGTACTCGGGATCGTACGAATAGTCGGGCGAGGTGTAGTCGCGGATGACGGCCTTGAGCAGTTTCAGCTCGGACTTGAGCGCGTTGTGCACACGGGCCTGGACAGCGGTAAGCACCTTGAGCTGGCGCTCCAGCAGAGCCAGCGTGGAGCCCACCGGTGCGTTGGCCGACATGTCGCTTACGTTGGTGTCAGCGGTGGAGGCGAACTTGCGACCCTCCAGCACGATCTTGTCGAGCAGCCCGGCCAACACCTGGCTTGGCTCCTTATAGGGGAGGGGGAGAATGTTGTCGCGGATCGCACCGGAGCCTACATCCACATCACGCCACTCTCCCGGAGCGATCGGAGTGTCGTCGCCCTTGATGCGCAGACCACGGGACTTCAGGCCACCGGGCAGGTTGGATAGCGTACCAGCGTCCACGAGCTGGCGCATGAGGGACGTTGCGCTCTTGGCGTAGCCACCGATCAGGTGGAACAGGCCAAAGCCGTAGGCACCGAAGCCGGGCACGTATTGGTAGTGCACAAAGTGCTGACGCTTGAGCTTGAGATCGTCGCCCTCTTTCCAGTTGCGGCGCACAGCCAGCACGTCACCGGTGCCCTTGAGGATCGTCACCACGTACGGGATGGCAATGTCCGAGTCCTCATCGGCCAGCGGATCGCCCTCGATCACCAGGGCCACATGGCTCTCCAGCAGCACGTAGCGGTCGTCGTTGAGGTCGGAGAAGCCGGTCTCTTTGTCCTTGGCCTTCTGGATGTCGTCCTGGGTGCGGTCGGGCTCAGGCAGCTCGACCTGGCGGTAGAACCCGGCGGCCATCAGCTTCTTGATCTCGTTGCCAGTCTTGCGCATGACGTGGGTCACGCGCTCACAGGTGTCCAGGTCTGCTGCGCCGTAGGGCAGGATGATGTCCTCGGCAGGCACGAACATCGAGACAGGGCGGCCCAGGCTCGGGTCGTAGTACACCTTCTTGAACGCCGAACCGGTGGCGGGGAGGGACCACAGCATGCGCTCGTGCTCAGGCCGGTACTCGGGCATCTCCTCCGTCAGGCGGAAGTTCATGTCGTCCTGCACCCGGATGGCGGCCTCTTTGACCTCGGTGGTCTCTTTGCCGATGATCTTGGTCTTGACCGGGCCGCTGGCCGGGAAGGTCTCGGTGATCGTTTCTGACTGGAACCTGACCACGGCTTCCGTAATCATCGGGTGGAACACGCCACATGCGCCCTGCCACGGCTCGGTGCGCTCCTCGATTTGTAGGCCCAGGAGCTTGAGGCCCGTCACGTAGGCCTTCTCCCACTCTTTGCGGCTGGCCTTGTCGTCGTCAATCTGGGCGGCCAGGTCGCCACCCAACTGCTGGAGCGTACCCTCGGCCAGGTGCTCGGCCAGGTTGGCATCGAAGTCGTCGATGCTGGGCTCTGCCTGCTCGATCTCGATCTCTAGGCCACCGGCCTTGATGCTAACCTCCTCGGGGTCAACGATCTCAATCTCGATGGGTGCTTCGTCTTGCGCCAGTTCCTCGATCCCCGTGGGGGCTGCGTAGAGGCTTTTGTCGATGGCCATGTTCTATCCTTAATAGTACTCGTACGTCCTGCGGCGGAAATACCGAGGCTCGTCCTTCTCGTCTGAGTCCAGCGGGATGAACCCGCCCCTGCGAAAGCGCAGCAGGGCTTGGGAGGTGGTGTCCACGTAGTCGTCGTTCTCGCCGTTGGGGAAGGACGCGACTTCCTCCATCACCTCGCGCGCCCAGCGCGTGTCGGGTGCCCAGACCATGCCCGAGGCGAACAAGTCGGAGACCGCGTTCAATCTTACTATCTTGTCGTTACCCCGGCTAGGGGTGTACTCCTCCACCGGGATGCCCATGTTGCGCAGCTCCTGGATGAGCGGCGCGCCAGCGGCCTTCTTCTCCACCACGAACGCATCGGGCTCCCACTCCTTGTAGTGCTTGAGCGCGACCTGTTTCAGCTCGGGGAAGGCCATGCGGTCTTTGAAGGCGTCGAGCAGGATGACCTGCGCCTGGTGGCGCTCCTCCTCGTTGTAGAACACGCCCCAGGTGGTGCACGCGGAATAGTCGGCTGTGGTTTTGGCCTCGAAGGCCGTGTCCCAGCTCTGGATGATGTACTCGCAACTCGGCGGCTCGTCGCCCGGCCATATCCGCCAAGCGTTGCGGCTCACGATCGCGGCGTTGTTCGAGACCGGGTTTTGCATGTACTGGGCGTTCCAGTACTGCGGGTCGATGGCGGCTTTCTTTTGCTTGAGCGAGTCCAGCGGCCACTGCTCTGGCCAGAGCGACTTTTCGTTTTCCGTGCCCTCGTTCAGGATCGCAGGCAGCTCCACCACCTCCCAGGGGTCGGAGTCGGGGTTTTTGACCTGGTAGTCCAGTAAGCGTCCAGTCAGGTCCAGCTTGGACCAGCGCGTCATGATGATTATGATCGCGCCGCCCGGCATCAGACGCTGCAACGGACCGGTCTGGAACCACGACCAGGCGGTGTCAAACGCCAGGCGCGAGTTGATCTTCACATCCTGCTCAGAGTGCGGGTCGTCGATCACGAACAGGTCAGCACCACGCCCTGCCAGAGCACCGCCTACGCCTGCTGCGTAGTACTGGCCACCGGTGGCCGTGGACCATTTGCCCGCCGCCTTCTGGTCGTCAGCAATTTTTGTGGCCGGGAACAGCTCGGCGTACTCTTCGGTCTCGATCAGGTTTCGCACCCGGCGGCCAAAGTCCTCGGACAGGCCCGCAGTGTGGGTGCCCATGATGATCTTCTTCTCGGGGAAGTTGCCCAAAAAATAGGCAGGGAACAGGTACGAGCTGAACTCGGACTTACCCATACGGGGCGCGATGTTGATGATGACCCGCTTCTTGCGGCCCTCGATCACGTCCTTGAAGATGGCGGCCAGCTTCCTGTGGTGCGGCCCGACCTTGAACCCCGGATAGACCGACTTGGCAAACTCGATCATGTCGGTCCTGGCCCTGCCCTTGCGCTGGTGCTCAGCGGCTTTGTCCAGCAGCTCAAGCGCCTCCATCTTCTCTGCCAAGGTCATCTTGGAGAGGTTGGCGTGCAAAGCCGCGGCTTGCTCAGGCGTCAGGATGGTCGGGGTCAATGTCTTGCTCGTCGCTGGACTTGGGGGGTGTCAGGTTCTCGACAGGGGCCGGGGCCTCCTTCACCTCAATCACCTCGGCGTCTTGCACGTCCATGAACTTGGCCAGCTTCTCTTTGAGCTTGGCGTTGATCTCGTCCTCGGACAGGTCGGTCTTCTTGACCTCGATCTTCTCGGTGAACAGGCCCACCTCAGTGACTTTGCCCAGCAGGCCCAGGGCCTTGAGCCGGATGTTGGCGTTGGGGTGCTCGCACTCTTCGAGGAGCTTGGCCACGGCGTAGCCCCTGATCTCTTTGGCCTGGTTGACGAACTCCCAGTCGTAGGCGGTCAGCATGCCCGTCAGATGCCGCACGGCCTGTGGGGTCTGAATCTGCTGGACCAGCTCGTGCTGGCGATCGTTGGGGATGTTGTTGGTCAGCGCCACGAAGGTCTCGCGGGCCTGCTGCTTTTCCAGCTCTGAGACCACGGTCTCGGCGTCCGGCGCTCCCATGGCCTTGAGCCAGTCGTCCGTCTTGATCTTGGCGTTGAGGGCCTCGGCAGGCGTGGCTTTTCCCACAGGGGGCGGTGCCTCTGCGGTGGGTAGGACTTCGGGGTTGAAGTCGAGCAGGTGATCGAGCATTTGTCCTTAAAAAAGGGGCGGGTTGCGGACCCGATGGCTGGAGTGTACACTCACATTCGGCTTTGGTGCAACTGCTCGCAGTTTTCCATCGCTTTCTCCTTTGGTTGGTTTACCAGCCCTTCCACCCCCGGCAGCAATGTCGGGGGTTTTTTATTGCCTGGTCGTGTCTAAGGTTGGACAAGGTATTTCTACAAAATTTAGAAAAATTTGGGGTTTGGCATAAATTTTTGGAAGGGGGGTACTTAGGTATTACAGAAATGCTCAGAACGGGTGGGGAATAGTGTTTTTGTGACCGGGCCTCCCTTGTGTGCCAAGTGGGACATGGGGGTACGGTGGGGTTCGCCAGCGGCCCATTGCCGCCTCGCCAAGCCCTTTGATTTTTGACCCTTTCTGACAATAGAGGTGTCGAAGGGAACAAGCCCTCGGCAATGGGGACAGTTGTCCCCGATCATCAACCAACGGAGAAACTTCCATGACTATCGCAACCCTGACACATCAAGCCCTCAACGCCGCAACCGCATACGGCAAAGCCATCGACGACCTGCGCCGCGCCTGCGCCAAGCTCAGCTACGACAAGGCTCGGGCCGAAATCCTGCCCGCCGTGGCGAGCTACTACAAGGTGCCGCTGGTGGACGGCAAGGGCAAAGCCACGGGCACCCAGGTGCTCGACCGCGAGGCCGCGCAGTACGAGGCCGCAAAGCGCGCCCTGAGCCGCTTGCTGGCCGACTTGTACGAGACACCCAAGGCTGACCCCAAGTCTTTCCGGGTGTCCCGCGAGGTGCGCGCCTCGGCTCAGGCCTATCTGGCGCAGTTCGACAGCCTGGCTGACGCGATCAAAGCCCTGCGCGCTGTTGCCAAGTGATCGGGGACAGTTGTCCCCATTCGTTTTTTCTGACGGAACCAGCGGGAGAGGCTGGGCCGCTGTTCCGTTTCATGTCTACCCAGCCCAAACCAACCGGAGAAACTTCCATGACTCAAACCCAACTCGAATCCCTGCTCGGCGCACTGATCCGCATGGAGCACAAAACCACAGGCGCGATGACCGCCGACGAATACTGGGCCGCCGTTGCCCTTGCCCAGGCGTGTGAAGCGCCCAGCTTCATCACCGAATACTTCGCCCGCAAAGCAACCAACACAGGAGAGTAATCATGCGTAACCACAAGCAACCCACCCTCGAAACCCTCCAGCAGTTCCACGACCAGGCAGGCCACCTTTGGTGCGTTCAGATGTACTACCCCCAAGGCAAGGCCGACCCGCGCTACTGGATCGGCTACCTCTGCAAGGTGGGCACCACCATCTCCATACCCTGCGGCTCTATGTCCCAGCTTGAGCACGAGGTCGCCATCCGACGCCAACATGAACTGTTCTGAGCGATTGGGGACAGTTGTCCCCGATGGGTTAAACAGTCACTGCTTTATGCGTAAAAATTTTGCTGTCGAAACTTTAACCATGCGTTTGCACTACCAGACACGCTCTAACCCGCGTGGTTGCGTGGGGTTGTCCAATTTCTGTCCATCTATCTATATAAAAACTATTTTAAGTAGTAGTAGATTATTGTTTTTAACCAGGACACAAGAAGGCTCGGATCAATCCAGGGAAAAAGGTTAAAAACAGGAAAAGGCTATATCTGTTTTTGAAAAAGGTAGATAGTTGGACAGTTCAGCCCCTTTTGCGTCTGCAACCCGCATGGTTGTGCGGTTTGCGATGTGTCCGATACAACTTGACTATGGTTAAAGTTTCGACGAAAATCCGATCACTTTTTCAGAAAGGGTTAAACAATGACCGATACCGTCAAACGATGGTGGCTCGACATGACCGAGCACCAACTCATTAACCACCTCACGGTGAAGATGAAGTACCCGCAACCCCTCGTCGCTGACATCGTGGCGAAGGTGGGCAAGGCCAAAACCGAGCGCCGAACCTCCCGCATTCGAGAGACCCAGGTTAAACGACAGTGGGCCAAGGTGCTCGACCCTGCCCGCACCGAACTCAAGACGGTGCGCGTGATGAAACGCCAGACCCAGCAGGCCGAACCCGTGGACGATGCTAAGTGGAATGCGCTGTGCCACTACGAGGCTGTGCTGGTGGGCGTGATCGCCCGCATCCGGCATGAGATGTACGACGAGGACGAGAACCTGCTCACCCCCAACCAGGTGATTGCCCAGCGCAAGGCCGCAGGGAGAAACTTTATCCCGCCCAACAACGGCGAGCACTGGACGGACTGGGTGCTGCGCTCCGAGCGCAAGGCTGTCTACGATTCCTTCAACCAGGTTAAACAACCCAAGCGAGGCAAGGCCAAGGAGCCGTTCGCCAGGGTGATCCCGCGCAAGCAGTACAAGGCGCAACGTGGGGCGCTGGTCGAGAGGTTGCAGATCGACCTTGCCCAGGCCGAGCAGGAGTACGAGCTGGCAACCGACCCCGAGGAACAAGAGCGCCTCAACGACCTGATCCAGCGGATGCACCAGGCCAACTACCTGATCGACAAGCTGGCACCCAACGCACCCCTGCCCAAGTCGTGGCAAGACCTGCTGGAGAAGATGCAATGACCCGCCAATACCGCAAGTTTGTGGACAACCCACTCAATGACAAAGAGTACGCACAGCGCCGAGCCTTGGCCCTACGCATCAACAAGGTACGCAGGAAACCGCTGGGCCAGGCAGTGCGGGAACTGCTGGCCGTCAAGCCCAAGCCAACACCGAACAAAGA